GGGGGTACAGACGTCGAGTCTTTCACACCGCCACCACACGAAGCGATCAGCGACAACGTTGCGAGCGCAAGGCTCGTTCGTCGAATCATGTCAGTTACTTTACAACAGTGAACGATGAATGTGTTGGCGGGTACGAATGTTGTGCCATACGCTGGACTTATCCTCTCGTCACTTCGACGTGATGAAGGTTGCCCATCTCCCACAACTCCTCGGACTGCTTCTTCAAATACTTCTGCGCTTGGTCGTAAGCGGCGTCTCCGTCTGTTGCGTACACACTGACGAGTATTTCTACTTCGCACGTGAACAACATGAGTCCGTCTTTGGCGTGACCGCCAACGGAGTCACTGAACCAAGTTTCAGGGTGAGGGTTTACTCCGTCGACGTGAGTCAACGTGCCGTCACAGAACTGACCTGCTTCCATGAACACATCGTACAGATCGACTAAGCCGTATGAAACGAATACGACCTCTTGCTCGTCGTACTGCTGGAGTTCAACGTTCGCTTCGATGTCCTCGGGCGTTGACGCGCTTAGGTTCACCACTCCGTGCTTGAGTTCGCCTTCGTACCAGTACGCCACGTTGATGAACTCGTACTCTTGCCCGCCGAGTGTTCGCTTGAACGGTGTGGCGCGGTCGTAGAACTCGCTGAGTGTCAGGATTTCGTCTTTCATTTGGTTTGCTCCTTGTGGTTGATGTTTACGAAACGGGTCATGAGTGCCATGACTCCAAGGTTCATGAAGGCTGGCAGGATTGGGAACTTGTTTTCGCCTAGTGCCATGAGTAGGCAACAGAAGAACGCCAAGCCGTTGAGTGTGAACACAAGGTCAATCCATCGGTCGTTACGTGGGCGGCTCATGCTGTCACCTCGTCCTCGATGGCGACCCATTCAACGGACGTGAGTTCGTCCATGATGTCCCATATTGCGTCCCATACTTGAGACATGACTGCATCATCTGATTCGCCGCCCATGCCGCAGTAGCCAGTCTCAGTGATCATGCCCGCAGGCAAGTCAACTGAGTAAGACACTGACTGCGCCCCCCATGCTCGCCAGCGATCGAGTTCAATCGTCAAGTTGTGTTCTTTTGCGAACTTCTCGCAACGTGCTTTGTTGGGTTTTGTCACGTCATTTGCTTTGCGTGTGGGGCGAACAGGCTTCACGTATGGAATGAACAGGGTGCAACGGTCAATGTCGGTGCAGGCGAACCAACGTTTGCTTCCTACCCTGCGACCCTTGACCAATCCGTTGCCACGTTCGTTGAGTTGAAACCAGCCCTCGGCTTTCGCCTCATGATGGTCCAAGCCGTAGGTCCAGTAGAGCGTCCCGCGGACTTCTCCGTTCATCGTGATGAGTTGTAATGAGTTGCCCTTCATTTCAGTTACCTGCTCTCGTGACCAATTCGGCGTACGTTACGCCTGAGGCTGCGGCACTACGTTCGATCAAACGAATGACGTCTTCGTAGTAGTCGTTGGCTTCTTGCATCGGCTTACGCCCTGCGTCTGATTCACGGACTAACCATGCGACGGTGTCCATGAGGTGCTTGATTGTGGTGTCGGACAGGATGTCCTCGTTGTTGGTTGTGGTTGTCATTTCAGTTGCCTTCTTTCGTGGTGTAGTTGTTGAGGTGTTCAATTGCTTGTGAGAAGTTGTTGCCGCCCCATCGTTCGCACTCATGGGCTGTGAGGGTCATAACACGAACGAACTCTTCAGCGGCTATGTCTTTGACTGACTGAATGGCTTTCACCTTTGTGTACGAGCCGCCAGTTGAGCCGTCGAACGCGGGGTGCTTGATGTCGTGAAGCACGTCGAACATCTCACCGAACTCCATTGATGTCATGCCAGCGATCTTGACTGTGGCACCCCAACGCTTCGCCTGTGTGATTGGCTCGTGGGCGCGACGCTGTTGGGCGGTCTGTTGTTTGTCGACCATCACGAACGTGGGGGTGACTTCGATGACTCGCTCGGCGAGTTCAACGAGTTGTGCGTTCAGGGCTGTGGTGTTCATTTGACTGCCTTCACTTCCAGTGAGTACGTGCCGAACGGGGTGACTTCACGAAGAACCCAAACGAGGTCATCGTCCGCGAGGCCTTCGAGTGCTTGCTTCTCGGGTGTGGTCAAGAACGCTTGCTTGGCTTTGTAAACCTTGACCGTCTCGATTACTTCTTTGAGGTTGCGGTTGCTGCTCATCTCAGAAGCCTGCTTCCTGTGCTGCGATGAACAATGCGTTGGCGCGCTTGACCATGGCGAGCATGGAGTCTGCTTCTGCTTGTGTGCATTCGCCTGTGAGCACGCCGTACGAGATGTCGGCTGCTGCCTTCCACATTGTGCGGAACGTCGAGTCGGACAGGATGTGCTTGGCGGTAAGGACTACGTCCTCGCCGTTGTAGTTGAACGTGATTGGTTGGGCTGTCGTGGTGTTTGTCATACCCCCACACTACAAGCACCCTTTGACGAGAATCAACTACCCAATCAAAGTTTCTATATCCCCTGCATAGGGGCTATATTTGACACGCGTTTTCGGGGCTTGCCCTGTAAGGCTCGCCCGTAGCCCGTGACTTACAACGTGCCACTCGCAGTGCCTGATACAGTCCGTTCACAGAAGTGCGCTCGTCGCCATAGGTGTCCGTGTGACCGTCTTGCGACTGTCATTCGGCGTTGACTCAAAAGGACTTCAATGCGATACAGAGTGACAGGTGGAACAGATGGCGTCAGCGGTATTGACGTTGCTTCTAAGCGTTACGAAGCAGGCGACGAAGTTGAACTCACAGCGAAGCAGTCCGAGTGGTTGCTTGAGCAAGGTTATGTCGAGGTCTTAGACGCCAAGAAGACCAAGGCCACACCTGTTGAAGAACCCACGACCGAACCTGAGGTGGTTTGATGCCTACATTCATTCACGGTAAGTCCACTGGTGTATTCGTTGACGCTTACGACCTGTCGACGTATTTCAACTCCGCGGACTACGCTTCAACGATTGACACTGCCGAGGTCACCTCGTTCGGTTCTTCCGCTAAGTCTTACATCACAGGTCTCAACGACGCAACGTTGAGTCTGTCGGGTATGTACTCGCAAGACGCTGGCGGCTCGGACGTCGTTCTCAGCACACTGCTTGGTCAAGCCACTAGCCCTGCCGTCACTGTCGTATTCAATACAGGAACTATCGGTAACCGTTGCATCGTCGGACAAGCACACGAGACGTCGTATTCAATCTCAAACCCCGTAGCCGACGTATCAACTGTCTCTGCTGACTTCAACGCCACCGCTGGTGCTGTTGCTGATCAGGTGTACGGACTTCACGGCGGTGTTGTTCTCACTACGGGTACGTCAATTGCTTTCGGTGCTCTCGGCAACCTCGCAAGCGTTGACAACGCCGCATCGTCAGCCGCTGGTTCGCTTGCGACTCTTCATGTCACAGCAAACTCGATCGCAGGCGGAGACACCACGATCAAAGTACAGCACTCTGTTGACAACTCAACGTTCGCTGACTTGATTACGTTCAACGCAGTACCAGCGAGCACAACACTCGGCGTATCCCAAGCAAGCACAGGTACAGTCAATCGTTACGTCAGAGTCACAGCAAGCACAGCAGGTTCTTCAGGTTCAATCACTTTCAACGTCGGGTTCGCCCGCAACTAATTAGGAGACAGTCATGCCCACATTCGTTCACGGTAAGAGTACAGACTTCGCACTCGATGACACCAGCGGTACGTCACGCAACCTCAGCAACACCATCACAAGTGTTGACTTCCCTGAAACTCTTGACACCGCTGAGACCACTGCGTTCGGTTCAAGCGCAAAGTCATACATTCCCGGTCTCACCGACGCAACGATCAGCATCTCAGGTATTTGGGACGCCACCGTAGACGGCTACATCGCTGGCGGCGCCGAGCCTGCTTCACGTTCTTTCATCTTTGGCCCCGCTGGTTCAACTGCCAGCAATGTCAAGTACACGGGTGAAGCGATCGTGACTTCGTTCTCAATCTCGAACCCTGTTGGCGACGTGGTAACTTACAGCCTTGACCTTCAGGTCACTGGCGCAATTACTCGTGGCACGTACTGATCTCAATAACCAACCAACCAACATAGGAGTGTGACCACTGTGTCCATCAAAGACAAGATTCGTTCAGCGCAAGACCTCGACCGTGAGGTCATTGCTGTTCCCGAGTGGGACGTATCCATTGAGGTACGTTCAATGACTGTTCGTCAGCGTGCTTCGTTCGTCGCCGCTAGTCAAGACACGTCGGACAACGGAGACAAGATTGAGAACGTCTACGGACAGATCCTTGTCACGTGTTGCCTAGACCCCGAAGACGGTACACCTGTGTTCACTGAGGACGACTTGTCGTGGCTCATGACAGAGAAGTCGGGTGCGGTCATTGACCGTCTCGTGACAAGTTGTCTTGAAGTTTCAGGCTTGAAAGAAAAGGCAATCGATGAAGCGGGAAAGTCTTACTCGGCTTCCCCGACCGTTTCGGACGAAGCCAACCTGAAAGACGATCGTACTTCCATCTAGCACGAGAACTCGGTATGACAGTCGGTGAACTCATGGACAAGATGAGCAGTTCAGAGTTCGTTGAGTGGTGTGCTTTGTTCAAGATTGAAGCGAGCGAAAGAGAACAAGCACAACAACGAGCGAAGTCAAGGAAGAGATAGAACGTGGCACAATCAGTCGGAAGTCTCAATGTAGAACTCAGTGCTGATGCCTCGAAACTCAAACAAGGCGTCGCTCAGGCCGTCAAAACAATTGACCAACTCGGTGAGAAGTTCGATGAGGTAGGTCG